GGGTAGGCTTGTGGATCCTTATGACATTTGATATTCAGGATGCAGGAACCCTCATCCCAGCAGCTTTCCGATTTTTCTTAATACAAAGAAGGTCCGATCCCGTCTAGCTGGGTGTGGTTCCTATCGCTAGTTCTTTCGTTTATTGACTCCTTCTCCATACCTCCTCTCTCCAATTATTGGACAAGCGGGCTGCCTTCACTAATCGGATAGTGGCCCGAACCCTCCGACGCGGGCAGCCTGCCTTGACGAGCTCCGAAAAAGCTAAGGACAAATCTCCCTCTTTAAAGGACCTTTCGTCCACCCTCCTTAGGAACGGAAATAGCCCTCTAAGTGAGGCCCCGGACACAGAATGGGGCAAGTTGCTAGCGATGTGCCCCGTGAGGAGCATGAGGTCAGCACCCGGGTTGTAGGGGGGATAACCACTGAGCTGGTAATCAGAGTCGGGGCAGGCCGAAACCACGGGGGGAGAGAGGAGGGGGTCAGGAACGGCGGCAAACACACCGAGGGGGGCCGAAGAGCATCCAACCACAAACTCCCTCCCTGGATAGGACCGGGTGGTCCAAAGGACATCCCCGCTCTCCCGGTAAGCATCCCACGAGAGAGCTAGAAGCTCTCCCTCCTCAGGTGTGACTAGCACCTTGCAATAAGTGGGAACTCCCGTGGAAGCTAGGCGGGTTCGAAGTTGGAGTCTACGATGGCTATCCACTCCCTCAAAATCGAGCACACAGAGAGTGAAGCGCTTGGTGGAGAGCAAGGCCACTAGCTCTAGCTCTACATCCTCACGGGTCACGTCTCCTGTGGTGGTCCAGCTGAGAGGGTGTAAGGAGAATTGGTCACCCAGCCCGGGCGGTTTGTAGTCGAGGAAGCTGTGGCCGAGGCTGGCTAGGGCGGAGGCAAGCTCCACTCCCTCCACCGTCCAGTCCAAAGGGAGGGCCCCCCCTATATCCCCCTGTCCCACCCCCACCAAGAGGATGTGTTGCCGTCCTGAATGCAGGGAGGAGAGGGGAGACCACCGCTCTGCTGCCTCAGGCACAGTGGGCCACCTCTTCCACCAAGAGTCCACCAGAACTGAAGGAGGCAGGGGACCAGAAGGGAAGGACAAAATTGCAGTTCCACCGGACGGGGGTGTGGATGAGAGAGGGGGGACATATATCCTTCTAACCCTCCCAGACACAGCTCGCTCCGGCTCTTGCACCGAGCTCCTGAGAGTCCTCAGAACTTCTTCAGGGGAGGTAGGGTCTACCTTGATGTAGGAGGAGAGGTTTCCCACCCGAGTCAAAATCGCAAGGAGGCGGACCCTGGTATGCTCTTCGGGGCTCTGAAGTATCTTCCTGATCAATCGCCCCAGTAGCTTCCCATTCTTGAACCGGAGGGGGTCCCCCGACAAACACTCGAAGGCAGCCACGACTCCTAAGCCCGCCCCTAGAGATGAAGACACGCTGGCCATTCCCCGCTCGTAAAGATGGAACACAAAGGGTTTTTCCCTTCCCAATGCATCCAGGGCCGCTCTGTTCATCCAACGGGCCAACGCATCAGTCTCCGCCTCCCTCCCCAATCCCAGGCCCAGCCCGTAAAGTGGATTTCCCTGGTGGACCTCTCTCAGAGTTCCCGCCAGAGCTGGGACACCCCTTCGAACTTCCAGGTCAATCAAGGATCGAAGAAGGCGGGGAGCGGGACGAGAGCGCTGAGTACACATCAACGACAGGGAGAGGCCCACCTTCATCCACAGGGCCAGGGACAACCCCTCTAGGACCTGAGCAGTCGAGAGATAGGACACCTCTGGGAGGTCAATCAGCCTCTGAGTTTGAGGGATTCCGATGGTGTGTCCGTACCTAGTGGTTACGGGGTGGCGTGATCGGAAAGCTTGGAGGAAGACGGAAGAGACCGCGTTCTCCACGGAAGAGGGCTGTCGGACATAGGCGGAGGGCAATTCGGGGGAAGAGAGATAGGCAGTGTCCACAGCCCTGGAAGATAGGGAAACAGACTCCACTGATGCATAGAATCCAGCAGGGGGCCCCTGAGGAGGGGAGGTCCAAATGTCGGAGTCCACGATGTGATCCCCTACCTGATCCATGAGAGACAGGTCCACCTCCAGGCACACTCCCCAGGGGGCGGGAGTGGCGGTCTGGCATAAACACCAACAGGTAAGGGCGATCAAAGACACTAGCGATTCTTGAAACGAGTAGGGGTGATCCTGGGTCCCCAGGTCCCCGGCTAGGTTGGTGGAAATAGTCATGTGGCTAGGCCAATTGAAGCAGCTGTTCCAGAATGATCCCTTTGCATCATCCCGTGTTCGGTACCGATGGGCGTCTGTGCCCCCCCTCTTTATTTTGTGAAAGGGCTCTATCGTCTCTATCGGGATAAGGGATCGGCTTTGCGCTAGGGCGGTCAAGGATCTGTAGAGGTTGGACCCCTCTAAGCTCATCATGCTCCGTATGGACAGAATCTTGAGGACATCCTTGAGGGGGGGTGATGTGTCTATGGGGCGGATCCATTTTGCCACCGACTTGTCAGATGTCACCGAGCCGAGGTAAGGATTGACAGGGCCCCTTGTGGATAACCCAGAAGAGGTGGGGGTTGAGAGTCCCGCGACCACAACCCTACATCCGGTCACCCCCTTTACGCAAGAGCCTGGAATCCAGTGGAGTCTTCCCACTGATAAAGGGTGTGCCACCGACACGCCCTCCAGATGGATCCCCTTGAGCCAGGCTTTTCGAAGCAAGACAACAACCCGGTATATGTCGAGGCGGCCGTACGAGGGCTCGCAAGCCCCTACCTTCCAGATGAGGTGGAAGTTTTCAAGGACTCGTTTGAAGTGAAAGTAGTCTGCTTCTATCGATGTCCCAGCGATGTCAACTTCTGCCTTTCTGCTAACCCCAATCAGTGTTCGGGTGTTGGTGAACCTTTTGGAAAAGGCATCACATACCCCCACTATCGAGCACTTGTACAGGTCGTGGACAACTTTTGGATACAAGGGGCGGAATGAAGCCAGCCAGGCGAGCAACTGGGACTTCAACTGGGGGGTGGCTTGCGAGAGCATCCCGTAGAATTGCTTGTTCTTGGTAATTCCCCTCAACAACTCGGAAGTGGCACTCGCCACACTTCCTGTGGGGGTCATACCCACGTTGAGAGGAAGAGAGAAGGGGTCAGCTATTAGTGAGGCAGGGTCAGGAGTAGAGGAGAACAACCATCCTTTCATGAGAACCCTCTTAAACATTTGGACCTCTCTCAGAGAGGACAGAGCCTCCAAGTGGACTAGAGAGGAGCTGAGAGGGTCGGAATGACCCCTATAAAGCATTTCGGGGAGGGTCGTGATGGGCATCCCTCCCAGGTTAGATGGGATGGCTAGCAACAGTCGAAGGAGTTCCCTCTTTCTCTGTCTTATCGTGTCTCCAGTCGACGTCCCGACCAGGGTACTGATTAGATCTGCTAGGCCGGTATTGTGAAGCATCGACCTCTTTGTCTCTCTGGAGAAGGTGAGCCCTTCCATGAACTTGGCTAAGTAAT